CTAAGCTAAAAGGTAATTGTGTTGTTTCATCTTTTTGGGTGCTAAACTCGCTGATAATGTCAAGTGCAGCGTTAACTTCACTATCCATATCCATTTGGTCGTATTGTGAATATCTCTCAACACGATTAGGTTGTCCACTGTATACTTCAGGTAGCCAACTTTGGAAACGACTAGAACTACTAGGTTTCATTTCTTGGCCTTGTCCTTGATAGACAGTAAAGTGTTTTTTCCAGCTCATATTTTTCTCTTTATTTGTTTATAACATGTATTTATCGATATGTCAATGGTGTTTTAATTGTCACTGTTTGGGTCGTCATTGGGCATATTCAGAAACCGTCGTAACATCTCTGAAAAAGCTGAATTGTCCATGGCCTCTGCCATATCCGCTACAGCGTCAGTTAATCCTTCTATGGCAGGTTTTACTATTGTGTCAACAGCCCCTGAATCCATTCCTGCTTTTATAAATGCCGCCATCCTTGCTCCATCAGCTACCGTCCCCAGGTCAATTCCTGCGCCTTCTAATAGAGCATTTACCATATTAGTTTGTGCTATCGCTTTGTCTGCAGCACTTGGATTACCAATATCCGAAATTGTAAATACTATACCTGCAGCGCCACTTGTATTAGCGTTAAACTGCGTTACCATATCCATAAATGATCTAAACCCTTCATTACTGGGGAAATTAGAAAGTGAATCAACAAAACTCGAGAAGTTAGAATCAGTAATACTTGGAATTTTAAATGCGTCTAATATACTGTCCATTAATGTTACTCTAAATTGTTCTGCGGCTATGTTCATTGTAAGTCGAGTAGCAGTAAGGTCTATATCTCGTTGCTCGGCAGCAGTTGGCGCTCTTCTTGCGTCCTCTAATGCTTCAGCAGTATAACCAATAGCATCAGCAGCCATCTGAATTGCCAAGGCTGCAGAATTATTAGCTATAGATAACCTGTTTAATTCTGGACTATCTATATCTTTCATACTCTGTGATAAATTTCTCATAAGCTCAGTAACACGTTCTGAATCGCCTGCTTGTATTGCATCAGTGACTTGTTGAATACTGCCTGCTAGGTTTACATTTACACTGGAAAACAACCCACTGAGCTCTGCGGCGCCGTCAACTTGTCCAATATTGCCTCCAACTAAGCCATTTTTAATTAAATCTTCTATCATAGCTGACCCAGCAGATCCTCTTCCGCCAAATAGTGTTGTATCACCAGATGCTCTTTGAAACGCTGCAAGCTGTCCTGCATCAAACCTCCGCTGAGCCATTGCCATTTGGGAATCTCGTCTCATTTCAGTTTGTGCTTTTATTCTATCAGCTAAATCTGTACCAGTGGCGGCGGCCATCGCTTCTTGCAATCTTAAATTTTCTTTTATCGAGCTAGCAAGCGCAACACGGTCCATATTTTCATTTGCATTTAGCGCACTAGCTCGTCGTCTTATTTCAATTTCATCTGTTAAGACTGCCGCTAATTCATCTGCGGCCATACCAAAATATCCTAATGATTTTGTTTGTTGTTGTAATTCACTATTCAACGCAACAAAATTACGAGTGCCTTCAATAGTATTTTTTCCCAAGGATCTTATAGTTTGGCCATTATCTGTAACAATTTTACTCAAAGTTTCTAGTCCAAGCCCAACTTCTGCAGCATCGGCTCGCAACTGTTGTAGGTTCATTCCAACACCAGCACCGACTCGACGTAAGGCTCCCATGGTATTACCAAATTCTTCAAGTATACCGAATAAACTACCAATTGAAGCACCTGCAACAGCAAGTCCAGGCACTGATCCAAGTAGCCCGTCTTTGCCCAGTAAGTCTGTTACACTTTCTTTACCAGAAATGCCACTCAATGCATTTTGAGCACCAGTAGTCCCCCTAGTAAGCATTCCTCTTGTGCTGTCTTTTATTTGTCGACCTAGACTTTTAGTTTCTTTAGTTTGTTGATCTATTTTAGTAATTAATTGGTCAGCAGCTTTACTTTGTTCTTGGCTTAGTTTAACCTCAACTCCCATATGGCTTGCTATTTGAGAAAGAATACTGTTTGACTCAGAAGATTCACGAGCAATATCTTGTTGTGTTGTTTCTAACGCAAAATCCGGAACGTCAATAGTTATTGAAGTCCCACCATATGGTATTTGTATTGCCGCCATTAAGTACTCACTTTTCTAGATAAATAAACTTATATATAATGTATTTATAGGATTAAAATGACACAATCACTTAGCGATTTTTATCGTACAAAAGAAATTTACACCAAACTTCCATCTGGTGGAAAATGGTATACTAGCCCAGTAAAGATAACAGACGACGGCGAAATTGGTGTTTATCCAATGAGTTATAAAGATGAAATGTTATTAAGAATCCCTGATAGCTTGTATAATGGAGAGGCATTGTTTGATGTGATAAAGAGCATCTGTCCAGATATTGCTGACCCATATGAAATTGCAATGATTGACGTTGATGTTATCTTAATTGCTAGTCGTATTAGTACCAATGAAGGGCAAATGCAAGTAACAGCTACATGTCCACATTGCAAAACTAGTGAAAACTACTTGCTTGGTATTACTAACATTCTTAGCCAAATAAAGGTGATTGACTCGATTGAAATTGATTTACCCAATGAGCTAAGTGTTAAGTTTAGACCCAATACATTAAAAAGTATCAACGCAAATCAAATTAAAGTTACTGAAGCAAGTTCAATCACTAATAATTTAAGACAAGACTTGCCTCCAGCAGAAGCAAAAAAGGTTTTTGAAGATAGTTTAGGAAAAACTACAGCTGCTAGTTTATTACTCATTGCAGATAGTATTGAATGTATAACTTTACCAGATGGATCAGTAGTATCTGATATACAGGAAATAATTCAATGGCTATACAACATTGATAGTGGTACTATGAAACAATTACAAAAAGCCAATACACTGCAAAATGTCAATGGCATTGATGAAATGTTTAACTTTGTGTGTAGTAATGAAGAATGCCAAAAAGGCTTTAAAGCACCGGTTGAATTTAACCCATCTTTTTTTTTCACCAACAACTAAGGTCATCTGATGACATAACACCGTTAATTGAAGCGTTGCAACAAGAAGCCAAATCCATGAGAGAAGCAGTGTTTAAACTAATGGTGTATAGTGAGGGTGTATTTAACTTACAAGATCTATATGCATTGCCATTGTATCAACACGACGAGATCATGGAATCATTCACAGAAAAATCTAAACAACAACAAGAGAGATTAGATCAAGCCAAAGGTAAGAATACTCAAACTTTTTAATCTGAAGTGTTCATTTATATCTAAGTAAGTTTTATCTTTATCTGATGTCTTACGACATCATCAATCTTCACTATCGTTCGATTGAATCATTTCATTCAATACATTCGAATATCATATCATATCATATATCATTATGATATATATATTATTGATCATTACCATGATCTAAAGTCGCACTTAGCCTGATTTAGGCCAAGCACGACAAAAGAGTCTGATATTACCAGTCACCTTGTACACCCTTATAGCAAAACTAGTAAACTAGCAGAGGCGGTTATGCTGTACCCCTTTACATGCTGCTTTCAACGCAAGCTACCAAGTTGCAATAAAGGCTACTAACTTGGAAATACTCGTGGGTTACAATGGCGCAGTAGAGCCCACTCATTTGGTTTGTGTCCCCCAGCAAGTTCCGTTGTCTAACCAAATCAATGGCGACTCCTCAATGCTTTTTGTAGAGGGGGTATATTATTTTTTTAGAGATTCTTTAAGAGCCTGAGATCCGCCAATGCGGACATTTATGATGCCGTTATAGTATTCGTCAGTAAGTAAAACTTCTCTGTCGAATTGTTCTTTTGCCTCACGGTAGGAAAGTTCGCCACGTGTAGTACAGAAATATAAAATTTCTCTACTAAAGTTTTCAGTGCCTAATTCAGCTACATCTGCCAATAAGTGTTCTGAAGATCCCCAGTAAGTCTGCCAGTCGCTTTCCACTAGTGATTTTCTTTTACGTTTTTTGCCTTTAAGGGGTGGCCTAGTTTTTTTAAACTTGGCTAATTTTTTGCCTATATATTTTTTGTTGTTAGTCAGATTAGTAATGATGTATACAAATCCAATATATTGGTCAGCTATCTCTTCAACAAGATTGCCATTGTATTTCCATTGCATGTATCGTATATATCATTTGTCATCATAAATCTACTGATTATGGTACTAAAATTGTGTTTTTAGAATTTTGAATGTTTGTTGCCAATTTTTTACTGTATATGAGTTGCCATTTTCAAGTTTGTTAACTGCCATTGCTAGTGTATAATCGTTGCCGCCAGGTATAATTTTATCGCCAAAAAAATGTATAGTGTCTTGTGCCTCAAAGTATTGTATTATTTGTGCCTTATCTTTGCCTTTTTGTGTAATGTCTATACTTACTGATCCACCAATCACTGCAGATGATTTGTGTCCAAATAAGTTATTAAATGCTTCTGCTATTTCTTGTCTTTCTTGATGTTGTTTATCCCATGTACTGTATGTACTACGGTCTAATTGAAACTCGCCTACGCCAATAACACTAAAGTTTGCGCAACCAATTCGTGTTTCAATACTGTTTACAGAATCAGAAACTTTGTTAAAATAATCAGATGCTTTTACTTGTTCCATAAGGAACCAGTATTCTTCTTGTGACAACGACCATTTACTTTTGTATACGTCCTTGCCATCCTGTACAACATGATTGCCACTACTTAAAAATAGTGTATCAAATCTTTCAGTTAAGTTTTTTCCTAACTGGCTTTCAACTTTGGCATAGTCACTGCCTGTACAGATACTGCATGAGTACTTTTCAGTAAACTCATGCATAAATTCTTTAAACTGTGGGTCAATATACTCTCTGGCATCAGTTAGTGTGCCATCGAGATCAAAAATAAAGTCAATCGTCATCTATAACTCCATTATTATACAACTTAGCCCAAATGTCAATCGGTAAATCACCTTCATCACGTAAATTTTTACGTTTTGTATCTATATACACATCAATATCATCAAGTGTAATTGTGGATCCAGTATATGTTGGTGAAGATATAGTACTAGTATCAATAGTTATAGTTGGTGTACAGATCGACGAATCATACGTTACTGTGTCTGTGTCGCCTGACAGCGTGATGTCTGAAATAGTCACTGTATCTGTAGTCATTATTATCTGTCTCCATATAACTTATACCAAATATCAATTGGTAATATTCCGTTAGAAAGCAAAAATACAGGATGCTCAGGACTAGGTCTGCTACGTACTGTTTTGCCTTTATCAGGAGACTCAAATATCATGCCTCCTAGACTTTGTAGTAAATCTTTGTCTATATCATCCAGCAATATCTGAAATCTCCGTGTCTACACTAAACGAAGTAAATCCGTTTTCCTTGATAACTTGTAAGATAGTATTAACTCTACCCTGTAGCTCATCTCGATGTGAGATAAGGAAAACGTTTTTACCACGTTCACGTTCCATTTTCTTTAGTATACTAAGGGCACTGTCAACACCATTGGTATCCATACCACTATCAACAAGCTCGTCAATAGCAAGGAAGTTAATTGGTGTATTCATGTTTTCAAATACATCTCTAAAACTCCAACTGAGACCAAGTATAAGTCTGTTACGCTCGCCTCTGCTTAGATTGTCAAAGTCTAGTTCTCTACCTAGTTCTGTAATTTCTACATTCAGATCTGGTTGGAATTGAACCTCATGTGGTAGTCCAAGTTTAGTCAAATAGTAAGCAAGTCTAGAATTTAGATACTGTAAGTTTTGCTCAATAATACGTTTACGTATAAAGCTATCTTTGTTTGTTAATAGTTTGTACAGGAAGTCTTGGTGTTCTTTTATTTGCACAAGTTCATTCATCTTGTCCCAACTAATTTCTTGTAGTGCAGTCTCCTTTAGACTATTAATTTGTTCTTGATATGTATCATTTTCATTTTGCTTATTTGAATACTCAGATAGTAACTTATCAACTTGGCTTTGGTGTTGATATGCTTCTTGCTCTGTATTATACAATGTGGCTGGAATTTGTCCTAGTTCGCCAATTTCAGCTATAACTGTTTCATGTTCTATCAACTGTGTATTGTTTGCTAACAATTGCATAGTGGCTTCCTGCTTTTGCTCTTCTTTAGCAGCAAGTATGCTTTCTTGTTTGTCGTCGTGCATTTCTTGACCACAAGCATAGCACGTATGATCTTTAAGTAGCTTAATTTCGTTGTTAAGTTTAGCAATAACTTTTTCTTGTTTTGCGTCATCAGTATTAATTTTACTAATCCAACGGTTAGCTTCGTCTAGCTGACTTTTCTTTTTCAAGTATTCAGCTAGGTGTTTGTGATTTTTTAGTTCTGCTTCAATATCAACTTTGTCTAATACGTTGATAGCTACTTCTAGTTCTTGCAGACTTTCTTGTTTTTTAGTTTTCCAAAGCGTTTGTCTACGCTCAAGGTCACTAATACTCTTCGCAATTGTTTGATTTGCGTCTTCAACTGCCTTAATTCGATATTCTTCTTCTTTGATTGCATCCTTGTTCAACCTTTGTTTTTCTTTAAGAGCCTCTGCTTTTTCACTTAGCATAGTAATACCAAGTAGCTGTTCGATAATAGCTCGCTGATCGTTAGCTCGCATACTAAGGAAGGGCTCTGTATATGTATTTAAGGCGACAATATGTTTAAACATATCGTGACTCATTTCAAACAGTTTGTCTACTTGAGTTTGTGTTTGACGATTCTCACCTTGCGCTTCATTGCCGCTATCAGTGTCTATATCGTCAACATAAAACTTAAAGATATTAGGCTTGCGTCCACGCTCAATGCGATACTGTACACCATCCTTTTCAAAATCGAGTGTAACTAACATTCCTTTGCCGTTAGTTTTATTGATAAGATTGTCTTTACGTATGTTTGTTAGCGCATTTCCATACATAGCATAGCTTAATGCGTTAATAATAGTTGTCTTACCAGTACCGTTACGGCTACCATCTCCACCTAAGTCAACATTGTTTCCTAGTACAAGTGTAAGTCCGTTGTCGTTAAACCGCACAGCTTGGGTAACATTACCCACACTCATGAAGTTTTTTATCGTAATGTCTTTAATAATAATCATAGGTTGTTATATATGTCCACTAGTAATTTTTTGTCAATCATTTCACTATCTACAGCGTTTAAGCTATTATACACTATTTGGTCTACATTTTCAACCTCAATATCATCAACTTGTCTCCAATCTTGTGCGTGTTCTTCTTTTTTACTAGGCATCAGTGTAATATCACGTAGTTGATATTGTTCTGCGAATGTTTCCTTGATAAAATTTGCTTCTTCGTATGTAATGTTTACATCTAGTACAGCACGACAGTAAGTATTGTGGTTTAAGATGTTTTCAGCATCATCAATTAGCCTACTAAGTGGTACAGTACGATATCTAGGTCCATCAAAGTCAAAATATTCTGGCTTTCCGCCCCAAGATAGTTTCATCATGCCTCTATCATCGTCCCAAGCATCAGCATAGTTGTGTGGAAACGGTGATCCCAAGTAATGGATATTACCTTTGTGCTGGCGCTTGTGAAAATGTCCACTGAATACATATTCAGGAGAAGATAAGTGTTGTACATTAATCCCTCCGTGATCTGGCATCTCAACCATTGCGTTCATCTTAAAGTGGGGCAATTCAAAGTGACCAAACATATATCGAGCTTGTACTTTGTTAATGCGTTTCCATTCATCACCTACTAACCAAGGTACTAATGCTACATCATCTTGTTGTAGTATATTTTCCACTAGTGTAACGTTGTTAAAAACTCCAGCGTAAGGCAAACTATTAAGGTCTCGCTTTTCTCGATAGTATAAGTCATGGTTGCCCATAATCATATATACCTTTTCAAAGTTTTCGCTTAGTTTCTTTACAGCTTGTACGCTGTGATTTAGTGTACTAATATTAATGCCTGATCTATGGTGATGAAAGTCACCTAAGAAAATGCAAGTTTCGCAGTCTTTACTATTATCGACAAACCAGTCAATAAACTTGTTACAATCATCATTGTATTGTTTACTGTTGTTTTTTTGTCCATAATGGATATCACTAAAGCAGGCTGCTCTATTAAAAAATGTCATAGAATACTTTCCATTATTGTATAATGCCAATTTACAACGTTATTGTATGATTGTCAACTAGAAATTTGTTCCAGTAGCTTCTTTGCGATCTTTCTCGCTTTTTTCGTCCCATTTTGCCTTTTCAGCCGCCTCATGGTCAAGTTGTCTACTAAAGCTAGGATTAAATCCGTTCTCTTGAAGTAAGTCATCACGTATATTTTGATTACGTTTCTCAAGGTTTAGTACTCTTGTAAAGCTATTAGTAACAACTGCCGTATAATATGCAAACGGATTTTGACTTTTAGCTTCGTTAAATTTTAAACCTATCTGAGATAGTTGCATAAGAGCATGACTGCGCATTTCATCTACATAAGTGTATCCACGCCAGTTACTACGCATACTATATCGTTCACATAGTTTGATATACATTTTTGCTAATTCGTTTGTTGTATTACCATGTGTTGTACTAAATGCTCCATTATCAATACCACCTTCCCAGTGGCTTCGTACAACTTCTTGTACTTCTCCATTGCGTTTAGCGTAGTGTTTGAATGGTGGGAAGTTAACCTTGACGTGTCGGTCTGCTACTGTTTTTGGATTAGTTTTACGTTTATCATCACCAGGTACATGTTCAAAGGTCATTAAGCGAAAAATTAGATCATCTGGATTGATATCTTCTGGATTGACTCTTGTGTCAATTTGCTTTGGTTTGTCTTTAACTCGTTTACCACTAGCTTGCCATCTTTTGTATGATTCTTCATAGCCTTGTGAACTTAGTACACTAGCTCTATTTTCTCTTGCTTGTTGAATTACAGCTGGATCAAAAATATCTTCGTATTCGTCTATAATGATATCAAATCTAGCATATTCATCATCCACTAAGTGGCAATATGTTAGTTTACTTTTGTGAATTTCTTTTAACATATCCTTATTGTTAAGATAGTTTTGTTTTCTCATAAATCTTTCCTTAGGTTACTACGAATATAACACATATTTTATTGTTGTCAAGTTCTTCTAATTATACTAGCACTTATTCGTGCTATAAATAGTATTATAGGAGAACGAAATGAGATACTCACAACTCAATGAAGCTGAAGCAACTGATATTGCTGTGTTCTATGGCGGAAGGTTTCAACCTATGCATAGTGGGCACCATAAAGTTTATATGGACTTAGTTCGTAAGTTTGGTTCTTCTAATGTATTTATCGCTACTACAATCGCCAAGAATGCACAGCCAGAAAAAGATCCGTTTAGTTACGAAGAAAAAACTGGTATTATGACTGACATGTTTGGTGTGCCAGCTGATAAGATTATACGTACTAGTCCGTATCAGCCTGACGTTAGCGCAACTGGTAAAGATCCAAACAATACTGCGTTACTGTTGGTATTCAGTGAAAAAGATGCTGGACGTTTAAAAACAGGTGGCTATTTACGTATGTATAAAGACGGTGAACAATTAACATCAAGTGACGAAGCAGGTTACATTTATACTGTTCCTGTTAAAGATGATGGGCGTAGTGCTACTACGTTTAGAAATGTAATGCGTATGGATGGCATTGAAGATAAAAAGAAGCGTGAAGCATTTGAAGACTTCTTTGGCTCATTTAATCCTAAAGTGTACGATTTTGTGAAAGGTAAATTGAATGGCGATCAATAATGCAAATAGAGCAAGACTAGAAATGTCTGGAAGCAGCACTTTTTATTTTCAAGGACCTGCAGCAAAACTTGAAACAACAAATGGTATTGTATTTGCAAATCAACCAGACATTGTTTACGGTCAATCAGTAAATCAGTCTCCAGTTAGCTTAACACACACTAACTATACAACTTATGCGTATGGCGGAACACCTAGTCCAACTATACAAGTAACAGCACAGTTCAGTAATGTTACTCAAGAAGAACATGAATATACACAAGGGGTTATCCACTTCTTGCGCAGTGTAACAAAAATGTATTATGGATTAAAAGAATCTGGTCCAGTACCAGCTGGTACTCCTCCGCCTGTGTTAAAATTTAGTGCCTTTGGTAGTAATCAATTTAATAACGTACCAGTGCTAGTTGGAAGTTTTAACGTACCTTTTCAAAGTGATACTGACTTAGTTGAAGTAGGAGGGCAAGCATTGCCAGCACTACAAACTATTGCACTAGACTTACTAGTAACAGTTAATCCAGCTAAACAGAAAAAAGAGTTTAGCAAAGCACAATTTGTTACAGGTAGTTTGTATAGTCAAGGATTTATCTAATGAGAGCAAAATATTCAAGTACAAGTAACTATTCAGATACATCACTAAACATGAAATACTTAGAACAATATA